TGGGATGCCGTATTTGGTTGACCATAATACCAACAAATCCTTGATGGATGCGATTTGTTCATCCGTGTATGAATGCCACAACTTGTATCCCTTGTATGGTTTTTCCAATTCGGTTACTTCTTCTTTGGGTATTTCACCACCCACATAATTGTAAAACTTTGTTCCCTTCTTGGTGATTGGCCCCCAATTGCACACCTCAATACCAATTGATGTTTTATCCAACGGCAAATAAGGACATCCCAAAGGTTGGAAATGCTTGGTTCCCAATCCCAAATGATACGCCCAATACTCACTGCCAAATCCTTGTACGATTGTTCCATCGGTTGAAATGGCAACACAAGTTGAAACCTTGTTGGCTACCTTTTCCCAATACGCAAAGGTTTGTTCACCGCTTCCATTTCCCGCCGTGTGGTGTAAATACACCTGGGTTTTCTTCACCGCTTCGCGATTGTATGCCCGAAATGGTACTTGTTTAATTTTCATTTTGTTTGCTGAATTTATCAATTGATGTAAAACCCAATGACATTATCACGATCCATTCCACCGCTTCCACCAATTCTTTGGATGGTGCAATATCTTGTGGCGACATGGAATTGTGTGCCATCGTTCCAAATAGTACGAACGCCCCAATGATTCCCACGAACCGCTTGGAACTCAATTCGCCTTTATCACCTTTGAAAATCTCGAATATCTTTTTCATTTGCCTTGGCCTTTGTAGGGTTTGGATGATTTGTGTTTGTTAACTGACTTTGTATGCCTTCCCAATTTGCGTTTGGGCTTGGCACGAAATGTCGATGTGTTGGAAACCTTTGCCATTTTACAACCCGTTTAATTTTAACATATTTTTCAAACTCACCGTGTCCATATCAGCAATGGCAGTATCAACACCCATGAACATCATGGTCTTTGCATACTTTTCCGCCTTGGCTTCCGCCTTGGCAACATCCGCTTTTAACGCTTCCTTTTCTGCAACCTTTGATTCAACCATCTGTGCATTCATCGTTTGAGCCATTTTGGTGACTTCTCCCGCACTTTGAATGTTTTTTGATACCTTGTTAAGCAACGCATCTATTTCGTCAATCTGTGGGCTTTGTTTTGCGTGGGCAATTGTGAACACATAACCAGTGATAAACAACGCACTAAATACGATTAAAAGGTTTTTCATAGTTTTTTCATTGTTTGCATGATGCGGATTTCGGTCATGGTTGCCGCCAAACACGAATCCGACTTTTTCAGGGCGTATGTGAGTTTGTCAATCTTGATATCCAACGCTTCTATCTTTTGGTTTGCCTTTTCAATTTGTTCTTTATAGCCCGAACGAAGGTCCAAATACAAATACCCAACAGCCACAAGCATACAAAAAGAAACGGCAGCAATCGGGTTTTTACGGAATTGCTCAAACGAAACGGGAAGGGCATTGGGTTTTCTTGCGGTCATTATTCAGTAGGTGGAAATGGTGGTGGTGGTGGGGGGATGTATTCGGCTTCGGGTAAATCTAAAACCCAAGCGTATTCAGTTATGGCAACTTCGGGTTTGTCCTCATCTGAAAGGAACAAAAACCAAATGCCGTTAATATCTTGAACGCAATTAAAGAACTGATAAGGTGCGTAGTATTGCCCTTGTATCAAATCCTTTTGTTCCTCGGTTAATTGATATCCTAACATTATACTTGTCTTGAAAGGGTTGTTTGAAACGCTTGTACTGCGGTGTAAAAGTTAGATGCTTGGGTGTCGGTTAAGCCGTCACAAGCAAAACAAAAAGCATATTCGTTATTGTTAAATAAAATTGCACTACCATTTAAATTTAACGCACCTAAATAATAATTATAATTTGATTTGCCTACGGATGTGTCAGTAGTTGAATTATAAACCGACCCGTTATAAAATGTTTTTTGAACACTCGCCGCAGTTCTATTATTTTGCCAAAATCCTTTTACATCCGCTTTTGTTGCAAAACTTGTAATTGTCAATCCTTGGTTTCTAAAAAATGAATTAGAATTATAATTAAATAAAATCGAAGTAATTGTAACATCGTTATCATCTACGCCAAAATCGTATTTTAATGACCCTGTATTATTTGTTCTAGTGTATAATCCTACATTACAACTATTTAAAGTCATTACGGCATTTTCATTTAATCCCGTATTCATATACGCACTCGTTCCGTTAGGCGTAACCCCCGTACTCGCAAAAGTCCAACCGCTTGTAAATGTACCCGTAAAACTTGCACTCTTTAAGTTCTGAGCACACGCTGCCGCACTTGCACCTACCATTGGATAAACGGCTTTCATACTTGACCAAATACCCGCATTTTTCATATCAAGTACAAGTTGATTGGTTGCGTTCTTTTCGGTGGTGGATAGTGTTCCACCCGCAGTGGTAACGCGGTCAAAAAATGCTTGTGCATCGGGGTCAAAGCCACCGCCACTACTGGCAGTAAACCCGCCAACCCTTACACCAACTCCAACGCCAAACATTATTCTCCGTACATTACAACCGAACCACTCGCCAAGGTGATTGAACTGATATAACTACCATCGGCAACGGCAATGAATGTGCCTTGCTTTAATGTTACACCACTCAATCCCAATGTTGTCATCAACGATGCTGCGGATTGATCCAAAATTGCAGATACAACGGCATCCGCATTTACCACAAACCCACGGAATCTTCCCGTGTTGGCACTTGTGTTTGATACGACCTTTGAACCCGTGTAACCCGCGCTAAATGAACTTGCTGAAATACTCATGTCTATAAAACGATTAGATGGTTATTTGTTCCACATTCTCCGCACCATAAATGGCTACCAAGGCATCGTAAACGGCGTTCACCAATAACGATTCAGCGGGGATGGTTTCGTAGGCCACAACCGACAATTCCAGGTTGGAAAATGTGGTGTTAAAATCTTCAATGCCTTGAATCGGGGCTTTGCCTTGTGCCAATGCTTCAACCGATGCAAAAACAAAGGTTGCGATTTGCGCGGGGATTACTCCGTCTTTTTGGCTTTTGTTATCCGAATATCCTTCGGCAATAACAACTACTGAACCACTCGGGATGCTCAATCCCGATGTCAAATTAACGGGGGCGTTTATCTGTATAATCTTCATAATTTTTGAATTTCTTTTTGCACATCCGACAAATAATTCATTTGTGGTATATTTTCGTTTAATGATGCTATTTTGTACATTTCTTTAACTGCAAATTGTGCCGATAAAATTGCATTGTCGCACTCTTTACAATTAAAAGTAAATAGTTCAACTAATTCATTCGCCTTTTCTTTTGGTGTCTTTGTCATAGAATGCAAATATAATTAGAATAAATCGTTCCAAGTGCTACCATTGTAGCAACATAGTTTGTTAGTTGTGGAATCGTACACAACCAATCCCGCGGCGGGTGATGCAATGGCGTTCTTTTGGGTTGTTGTCATTCGGGGTGGGAGGAATCCACGGGTTGTAGAATCTGCTTGTAAAACTGCCGTTACATTTAAAGCAATATCGGAAGCATCACCATAAGTTTTACTATCACTTACAATAAGTCCAATGTTACCTGTAAAATATTTAGCACTTACAACTGCAGTATTATTTGAATAAGTTATTACTGCTCTTGCCGCATCCGTGCCTAATTGCATTTGTGTTAATCCACTATTTAATTTTCCACCATTAGTACTTATTGTCAAACCGCCATTAAATGTGGTCGTACCATCGTCTTGAATTTTAAATCTTTCCGTCCCCGCACTATTCTGCACCAAAAGCGATGTTGTGGCGGATGTTGCGCCACCCCCACTAATTGTGGTTTGACCTCCCGAACTTACTGCAAATCTTGATGTCCCACTGCCAGAATTGTAGACATGAAATTGTCCACCCGTTGAAATGTTTGCACGAATTTCGCTACTTGCTTGAGAAAAACGAATTGAACTATTATTTAAATCACGCCCAATATATTTGAAATCAGCGGAAAATAAAGCATTGTCTGAAAATGTAGTTTCCCCAACAATATGCAATGCCGTTGATGGAGTATTCGTACCAACCCCCAACCTATTGTTTGTATCATCCCAAAACAAGTTAGCCGCATCACTTGCAAACGCACTTCCATTGCTGAACTGAATTGCACCACTTACACCGCTTGGGTTTGTTGAAGGGGTAACAATGTTCCCCGAACCCAATACACTTGTTCCATTGATGGTTTTGATGTTTGTTCCCGATACCAATGTATCTTGTTTGGCGGCAACTTGCGAAGCCGTTGGAACTGCAACACCACCTTGTTGTAATTGGTTTGTGAAGTTTACACCCGTTGTGGATACCTCCATTGGTAGGTTGTTACCATTACCATCAGAAAGTACCTTTGGTGTTCCACTTATGGCGGTGTTATCGCCCGTTTTTATTAGTCCTGGGTATGTTC